CTTCAGAGCGTTGATGTCATTGTCAGTCGTACCAACACGCAGTTCAGTTTCAAGAATACGAGTAGCCACGAACTGCAGGGCAGACGGGATAATCAGCTTCTTTGGCTTTGCTGCGATGAGAAGACCACGTTCGTCAGTCCACAGAGAGATCTGAATAACCGCATTTTCCAATGAAGTTTCGTTCAGGTCCGCTGGGGTCGTTGGGACGTTAGAGATGGTGCCGCCGTAGGTCCGAGGATGCGCATTGTTGAACAGGGTCTTACCGTCACCACCTACGTAGTTCGTGTTGAAACCGTTGTTCAGAATGTTAGCGCCCTTAACTTCTTTGGTATACGCCATAGCACGAGCCAGCGCCTTGGTATAACGAGCAGACAGTGAGTCATACAGGTTATCTTCAATAGCTTCTTCCGTCAGGGAGAAACCAAGAGCGATAGTTTCGTGGGTATAGCGAGTAGACCATGCTTCCTGAGCCGCATCGTAAGCGATGGCTGAACCTTCGTTCTTAACAGGAGCTGCACCGAAACCGGAGAGCTTCTGTTCTTCTTCAAAGGAACGCTCGGAGCTTTCAGTCTCGAACAGTTCTTTATACTCTTCACCATAGCGTTCGTATTCAAGACCGAACAAGGCGTTGAGGCCGGGGAGCAGTTCTTTAAGTAACTGCGCGCGTGAGATAGCTGCCATTGATGATTACTCCTTAAATACCAGTGGTCTGACGGTAGAAATGGAAGCCAGCGTTGTAGGTCACGAGGATCTGCTGGAAAGTACCATCAGAAAGGGCCGTTTCCTTAACAACATCAACAATACGCAGTGGCAGAGTGTTGGTAGTAGCTGCAGACGCAAGGTTCGCAGATACAGTACTGTTGCCAGTGGTGGTGTTGACTAGAGTAGAAGGCTCGTAGTATCCAATGTTCTGACCGACGTTAGCCTGAGTAGCACCGCCAGAGGTATAAGCTACGCCAGAAGCGTTGGTTACAGTAATCAAAAAGATTGCATCTGGATCTTCACAAACAAGAGCCTTAGCATCTGAAGCGGTCGTACCTGAAGCCCAATACTGGGGGGTAACGAAATACTTCAAACCAGTGCTCTGGCTATATTCACAACCGAGGAAGATACCAACTGGAGCAGCAGCGAAAGACGCCTTTGCACCTGAAGTGGTGTCAACACGGATGATAGTGCCATCTGTGGTGTAAGTTACAAGATCGCCAAACCCGATGTTCTGAGCGTACCCAGAAGCAATAGGGATCTGACGGATCGCCTGATTAAATACACGACCACCAATGAGGTTTACCGGAAGGAAACCAGCAGGGGCCATATTTGCAGGATATGCCATATAGAACTCCTTAAATATTTAAATACGGCCCCGATTATACTCAGGCACCGCTACCAAAAGATACTTTACTTTTGCCTTCTCTAAAGAGAGGCATCCGAGGATCATTTTCGCGCAGGAAGTTGCTGTCAACAGACTGCGTTTGTCTTTGGGTCATGTCTTCATAATATTCACGACGAGAATCAGCCATTTCCTGAGTCGTCTTACAAAGAACAAGACCGCCAATCTCGATAAGATCAGCCGTAGGGACTAAACCAAAAGCCGCAAAATCCGAACTAATTTCTGGGTGGTCTGAAGATTTGCAGGGTACCCAACCTTCGCGCCGCGCGCGGGCCATATTACCCGGATCAGATTGTCCCATCATTGAAGCCCGAATCCATCGAAATCTATAACCATCTTGTGGAGCGGGTGAAGGTAAGTCATGCGCAGGCTTCCAAGAAACCTGACGAACTTCTTTTTCCCGTGATTCCGCAGAGCGGGCCTTTCTCAGATCAATATTATCAGCCATTTATAGTTGCTCCTTTTGATGCGTGCTTGGCGTAAACTTCGAGCGGAACACCAAGACGTTTAGCAATTGCGACTTGCGATGCGGTCAGCGTGACTTTTTTTGAAGCAGCAGTTCTACCTGCAGGTGCCACGGGTGACGACTTCTTGGGTCGATTAAATTTTTCAGGGAATCGCTTCTGAATACCGCCGTCAATGGCCTGATAGTACTCGTCTGAAGTTGGATCAAACCCTTCATTAACCAATCTCTGGTGCAGTCCATAAGCCAACGAGGTCATTTCCTCATCTTTCCCGAACCAAGGGTTGCGTGTCGCCCAATCTTCTGCACGGGGATCACGAGGTACGGGAGCCTGATATTCTGGTTGTGGCTGATTATATACAGGTTGCTGAGTCGTTTGTAAAGGGGTAGTGTTTTGCCTTACAAAATTCTGCACGTTGTCGTATAAACGGCTTTTCTGAACCGTCAGTTCACTAATTTCTTTCTGTGCGGACAGCGTGCCTTCAGTATCCCCACTTTCATATGCCCGACGATACTTATCTTCCGCCAGCTTTTCCTGATACTCCAGCTTAGAGAACGACTCTTTAGTAAACTCTTGCTGCCCATAGTTCAACGTATTATGCAGGCGCTGATTTTCCTCAAGGATAGACTGCGCTATGCGGATAGCTTCGGCATTTTGACGTTCAAGAGCTTCCTTAGCACGACGTTCATCGTGCATACGGTGGTTTAACTGATTGATCCGCTTTTGAACTTTATCTGAGTAGTGCTCTAACTCATCTTCCTGTTCTTCGGTTTCCTTAGCACTAAGTGCTGGTCGGCCTCGATCTTCTTCAGGAGTGTCGTCAATAACTTCAACCTCAATACCACCATCGTCCTCTTCACCCTGCAGGTGCTTTGGGATTTCAAAATCTTCGTTAATAATCTCTTTAGCCATGATAACTCCTAGTAAGCGCGGTTAATACCGCGTGGATCAAGCACCGTGCCTTCAATCTGGTCATCGTTCACCATGATAAATTCCTTACCATTAGCGGAAAAACGAGAACCTGAATACGCCCGAAGTAACACAAAATCGCCTACCTTACACCAAGGGCCAGTAGGAAACTTCTCTTCATCTTTATAGGCCAAATCGCCTACTTTAATGACAAACCCAATTACAGCACCCGCTTCTTCTTTGCGCAGAAACTCAGAAGGTTTAAGAATGCCGCCTTCGGTTTTCTCTTCGATTTCTGGCTTGACGACGAGGATTTTATACCCCACAGGATCTGGTAATTGCGCTGCCAGTTTGTCACTTGTTTCTACCGTCTTGGATACGTCAATGTTTGCTGCAGACATTAGTCTTCCTCATCGTACTTTTGCAGGTCTTTCAGTCTTTCGAGCGCAGAGGTCAGACCCGTAATCACCCCTACCAAATGCCGATAATCGGCATAATCATTAACAGCGCCCATCACAAGGGCGTTTGAGCGCGAACTAATCGCGTCTTCCAATTCTTCACGCAGTACATCAAGTACAGTTTTCATTTAGCACCTTACATGGATGGTTTAGGAGGCATAGGCGGTGCAGGTGGTGCACCGGGAACAGGAGGCTGCATAGGCGGCTGTTGCGCCGCCATTTCTTGCTGTTTCGTAGCAAGATCCATCCCTTTAAATAACCCTTCGACTTTAGCGTCTTGATTATGAAGCATCAGTTTTGCTTCGTTGTTAATCATGGCGATTTCTTTCTGGGCTTCGAGTTTCTTAAGTTCAATTTCTTTCTTGTCATGCAGTTCCTGCTCTCTTAATTGCAGGTCTTTCTGCTGCATCTGCATAACAGGATCTTGCGCCGCCTGTTGGTTTTGCTGCGCTTGGGCTTCACTTTGATGCTGTTGGAGTACCCGCTGTGCCGCAGCTGCTGCAAGTTGTGATATCTGATTCTCAAGCTCTGGAGATAACTCTTCCTTCGGATCTGGTAAGGAAACACCCAATTGTTTCTCAATTTCACGGCGGTATTGGAACCCAACGTGCTCCATAATATGCGCCTGTGCGGCCTGCTGAATAGCCTGTGCTTGTGGGTTTTGACCAATAAGTTGCGCAAATTTGGGGTCTTGCATAGCTGCTTGATGCACAGCTAAATGCGCTTCGTGATCTTGTTCGATAAACGCCTTAACAGGCTTAATCTTGAGAATATTCATATTCTCCGTCACAGGATCTGTCGGTTTTTGGTCGTCTTCGACAATAATGATCTTATCCGCATCCTTAATCCCCATGACCTCTAGCATCTGGCGGTGTAATTCAGCGAGGTTATAAATCTGAGGGGCCATCTGGGCTAACTGAATAGCCGCCTGATATTGAATAATACGCTGCGCCATCGTGCTGGCATTGGGATCTGCCACCGGAATAATATCAACCATGTCGTAATCTGACTTTTTGGCTGATGGAGAAGCGTCATAATCCGGCGTATATTCGTATTCTGGGGCGGTATATTCCTTAATGAGGTGCGCAATGAGCTTAAATTCTTGCTCCATAGACGCATATACACGCGCTTGGATAGCCGACATCACTTTGAGCGTGCGCTCAAGAATTGCAAGGGTAGTACCTACCGGAGCTTCGCCATTCATCATGTCTGGCTTAACATCCGCAACCGCTGCAAGTCTACGACCTTCCTCAACTACATTCTGCAGGAGAGTAAACAGCGTTTGAGATGGCTCTTTATAGGGTAGGGGTAGGATATTATCCCGAATGCTGGATGATGGAACATCCACATCTCTCCACTCACCGGGCATGATGGGAGTATCATCGCCCTTAATACGGAGACCCCGTGACTTTAAACCTCCGGGGAGGTTCGATAGCGTGCCAGCATCAATCAACTGACGCACAATAGACGTTGCGCTCTTAGCAAACCCACCAATTAGGTGAATCAAACCGTACCCATAGGACCCAAATCCGGGGATATACGTGTATTGCACAAAGTGCTGGTTAGGCTGCTTAAACGGATCACTTTCGTCGTAATTACGACGGATAGACAGTACTTCTTGCGTGCCTTTCTCTATAGTGACGATATATGGCAAGGCAATCCCTGTCTCTTCCCCAGTATCTGGGTCTACATCTTCATAACCCTCAAGGTCAAGCTCAGTGTGGATCTCCAGTATCCGGTACCTGTCGTCCTTGATAGCACTAAACCCATCCGCTTCGTCTTTGCGTTTCTGGATGTCATCAAATTCTTTGTTGGCTTCGCCAAGCTCCACATCCCTATAGAACCCTGCGTATTGCAGTTTCTTAACTTCGTTCTTGGTCTTACGCATAACATGCGTAATGCGTGGTGCGGTACGCGCATCACTAGCCCCATAGGGGATATAAAGGTCTTCCGCAGGGACAAACATCGACACCTGACGATTCATCGTCGGGTCAAAATACACTTTCTTAAACGCGGCACCCGCCAGCGCCAAAGACCACAACATCTTTTCATGTTCAGGACGGAATTCCTGCATCTTTTCCGTCAGCTGGTAGTTCATGTCATCTACAACACGGGCGGCAGCTTCTTGGGTATCCCTGTCATCTTTACCAATAACTTTAGCCCTAACGGGTCCCTGTGCCGGAAACGTCTCCGCAATCATTTCTGACTGGAATCTGATAGCAGCCTCCGTCAACATAGGGTGGTAGACACCACAAGCCCCTTCCCACGGTTCGCTACGATCCTCGATCTTCAACCCCAACAAATCCAAACCATCTACATAGGTCTGTTCCCACTCTTTGCGGGCGTTGCGGTCATTCTCAAACTCTTCCAGCAAATCAGAAGCCAAACTCTGCAGTGCAGAGTCATCAATATATTCCGCAAGGTTTGCATCAAATGAGGGTTCTTCCTCAATCTCTACCTCGATATCAAAAATATCTTCACCATCATCAGGCCCAATGTTGACCTCAATTGGTTGGTCGTCTTGCTCCGTTAGAAACGGACTTTGTGGGAGTAGGGCTTTATCAATACTGGAAGGTGCTGTCATGGTATTACCTTAAAGAATGTCGATCAGTTTTTCGAGATAATGCAGCGCCTTCTGGTAGTCTTCTTTTGCTGGACCCTTGGTGCCTGCACGCATTATATACTTCAACGCGTTACCTCGATAGAATCCCTTAGCCTGAGCGTGTTCAAAGTTTGTGTCAATCACATCCCAAGGTTGAATCTTCATATCGACGTAGTGTGTCCCTGCAATTTGGTACGCCTCTGGCGGAGTTGGTTCTGGTTCAGGTTCAGGTTCTGGGTAGTAAGCGTTAGCTGCGCCTAACTCTTCCTCTATGTATTTTATGTTTTGACACGCCTCGTACTGTTCTTTGGTCCGCTTCCGCGCTTTTTCTACGGCGTCCTTTATAACGTAATTCTCAACACCAAACTCTTCTCTAAACTTCGCGTCTTCTACGGGATCTGGGTACCAGCGGCTGTAATCTCTGTCGGTCACTGCTTCTTTTCTCTTAAACAACGCTTCAAACTCTTCAGTTGTCACGATAGGCTCCCTTAAGTGTATATACAGTGGTTTCATCAATAATAAGCCGCTTTTCGTGCTCGATAGTAGGAGTAGTCTTCGTCTTTCTCATCTTGTTTAGTGCCAATAAATCCTCCAGACCTGAAGCGAGACAAAGCCAAGCTAACGCAATCCACAAAGTCATCATGACGACCAGCAGGGAACGCAGCGACCTCATCAATTACTTCCTCCGCCCAACGAGTTCCGGGTGCCCACACTCTACCAGAAGCAAAAATATCAGCAACTGCGTTTAAGCGCGTGATTTTATCGTTGCCTTTTGACGGCGTAAATTCTTGTACAGGAATACCCATGCGCCGCATTTCGTAAATCAACGGTGCTCCAGAAGCCTTCTTTTCAACAATGATGCTATCGGGTTCCCATTCTTTGTAAAACTCCACCACTCGCTTTTTTAAATCTGGAAACTCTAACCGCTCACGCCACGCTTCAAGCAAAATCAAATGCGCTTGGTCATCTTCAGGGTTAGTCCATATACCAAACACGACAATAGCACTGTAGTCGGCAGATTTCTTTTTCTCGAACGCGGTGTCCAACGTCATCAGAACGAAGTCAACAGCAGGGGGTTTCTTTTCTTTCCATTCTTGCCACCAGTCGCGCTTGATGATGGCATTGGCTTCTGCGGTGGGTTGTTGCTGATACTGGGCTTGCCACTTAGAGGGCGGGATTTCGGCTTTTACCGCTTGTAACTCTTCTATACTCCAGAACTCAGGCCAAAGTGGTTTACCACTAGGTAAAATAGCCGGGAATTCAATGACTTCCCATTTGTCGCCGTTGTTTGCAGCGCTGTGTTCAAGAATCTGCCCGGTCAGGTCCCTCATGGACCATCGAGTCATTACGATAATTATGGCACCGCCCGGTTGTAAACGCTGCCGGGGACCGGATGTGTACCACGAAAATACTTTGTCATAGACTTCGGGGTTGAACTGTGCAAGTACTGCTTCTCCTTCTGAGTGGGGATCATCAATGATAAGAAGGTCAGCACCACGGCCAGTAACGGTACCACCGACACCCGAAGCAAAATATTCTCCATTAAAGTTCGTATTCCATCGTCCTGCAGCTTTCGAGTCAGTTCTGAGTTCAAGTTCTGGAAAAATTCTTTTATATTCATCGCTATCTACCAAGTTACGCACCTTACGGCCAAAACCTTCAGCCAATTCGGCGGTGTTAGAAATCTGCATGATCTTTTTCTTTGGGTATTGCCCAAGGAACCACGCGGGGAGTAGATATGATGCAAACTCTGACTTGGTATGTCGAGGCCCCAAATTGATAATAATCCGTTTCTTCTCACCTCTTGCAACGGCCTCAAACAACTTGGCAATGCGTCTGTGATGCGCACCTGAAATAAAGTCAGGCCATACGGAATTAGTGAAAGCAATGAAATCTTTACGGGATAGTTCTCGCTCCTTGCGCAAGGCAAGTTCACCCATCAGTTCAGTAAGCCGTTTCTTTTCCTCTGCAGAAGCTACGCTAAGGACTTTCTCGTACTCTTCAGGCGATATTTCTATGTCTAGCATTAGGTACGTACCGCCTCACCCTCAATCACGCGCTCTTGGGCCTTAGAAAGCAGCTGCTGAAACATGCTGCGTAAGTCTTTTTTCAACTCTTCGTCGGTGACATTGGTTACGCTGATTTCTTTTCTTTCGACCATCATGTTAGCCGCACATGATTTGGCAATGGAGTCTAGGGCCGCTTTAGCTACTTTGGGGTCTGGGTCGTTGGCTTGCTGATACCACTTTGTAAGTACGAAATTACGCCATTGCCCTTCCGTTACGGGCATATCAAAAGCATATTCAGAAAAGGCTTTACGCAAGTATCGTTCTGCAGCAACGCTGGGTGCGGGCGATGTTTTGGCTCCTTCTGCTACCGTTTTATTTATCCACGCATGGTCTTCGTAGGTTAAGGGTGTTACCTCATCTTCGGGGATATTGTGGTTTTGGAACGCAGGGGATGAGAGCACCGCGGCAGCGTGTGCAGCAGGTGTTTTGCCGAAAGGAAGTACAAAGTCTTCGGGGGTGTCTTTCATTTTGTGCAGAGTATGGAGGCTCAGATTGGGCAAGGCTAGTACGGATTTAAGGGGCTGTCAAGCGGTTAAGGTAGGGTTAAGAAGTTGTGGTGTACAAAGTTTACATAAAAAGGTTTTGGGAAATTATATAAATTTTTGGGGTTTTTGTTTTGAAAAAGGCATGGGGGTGTTTTGGTGGGAAATAGTATTTGAGCGTGCAGATCATTATTACTGTCGAAACGCGGGACTCCTAATGCTCCGCGGGGGGTCCACCACCCGTATGGTCAGCGTTCTGCCAATTCCCAGCCCTCTAATATTCTACCACAGTCTGTACAGTTTGTCAAGTTTGTAATGTACTATAAGAACTATTATTCATCTAAGCGGGATGACAACTAAGAAAACCTTGACAACCTTGTGTAATTTGTGTTCTAATATATCCGCGTTGAACGGCAACGGATTAAACAGGAGATACGATAATGAAAGTAAACATCGAATTAACAGACACTTATGGTGGTGAGGCCAATTACTCATGGGTGAACCGCAAATCATTTGAGATTGACGATAAAGCCTCGAACCTTTCGATAGTGAGAAAAGCCAAAGCCTTGTTAGGAGTTTCTGGCACAAAAGCGAACCGCAGAGAAAACTATGGTGACATGATTGCGTTGTGGGGACTTGATGGCGCTTGTGTGGTCATGTTCATTACATTTGAAAACTAATCAACCCACGCCATGGACGGCGCACTAACAGGATCGAATTATGAACACCTTTAAAGACTTTGTAATCTTTGGCCTCTTTTGTGTAGCATTTGCCTTCATTATGCTTTATGACCTGACAGGCGGTCTGTAAATGTACAATCCCTTGTGGTTGCTGAGTTTAGTCGATTTGTGAGACGGTATTTTAGGGCTTGTGGACGTCCGCAGGTAAAAGGCAAAAGTTGATAGGCCAGAGAAGGCACGGGCTGGGGAGATTTGTCTTATATATATATACTTTTAAAAAATAATTATATATATAGCCCCCCTGAGATTTTTAGACCCCCCTTGTCATACTCCTGTCATAATTACTCAATATAGGGGGGTGTCCTCTTTGGCTGGAAATCTATACACAACGATGTTAGTACCACAAACGCCCACAGCCCTTAGCACATAAAGCCTATCAAATATTGACTATTGACTACGGACGTCCACACCACTTATTATACCGGCTTACAAACAACCAAAACTCAGCAACCACAAGGGATTGTACACTTACATGAAATTACAACAACCATCAAAGCGTTTTAACCCTACTCTTATAGATCAATTACTTACAAAATTTCACAGTTACAATATTTACAAAACTTTACTTGACAACACAATACAAACTAGTTAGACTTTACCCCACTGAACAACAAACAGGAGATAAAACCATGTACCAACAAGTGACCTTTTCAGACTTCTGCGACGCTTTTCGCACCATGGGCAGAGACGACAACTTTAGCTATTCTGGTAAGCGTGCCCTGTTTGACTACCTCGAAGCCTACGAAAACGACACCGGAGAACACGTCGAACTTGACATAATTGCACTGTGCTGTGACTACAAAGAGGCCACCTACGAGGAGATTGCAGAAGCGTATAACATCGAAAGCGAAGATGCAGACGGCTTAGAGGATGCTGTCAGAGACTATTTAGAACAGCACACTAGTGTAGTGGGCGAAGTCCCCGGCGGTTTTGTTTACGCTGAATTTTAATCACTCAACCTTGGAGATAATGACAATGAAAGCAGTAGAATTTTTAATTGATAGTCACCATGGCTCTTATATCCCTCAGATTTTTGTCGGTTTCGATTTGGCTAAATGGCATTTAGATCCCGAATCATGGGAAGTTGAAACCTGTCTAGCAGGTCCTGACGCTGATGATTATCATGAGGCTTGGAACGAGATAATTTGCAAAGCGTATTTTGAATTGGATGGTAATACTTTTGAACTGCATCATGATTGTGACTTGTTCGCTATATGTACCGCCATGATGACAGATGAAGAAAAAGAAAACATGGGGTTCGACATTTAATCATTCAGCGCCAAGGACGGCGCACTAACAGGAGATAAAATAATGACACGCGAAGAAAAAATATCCTATTTGATTGATTCCGATTTTAAATTTATTGAATGGAATCCGGAATATCTAGACTCTATTTTGAAGAACGGATTTAAGGGATACGATAACTTTTCTAATGAAGAACTAGAATCAGCCCTAAAGGTTATCAATATGAGTGCAGATGAACTCTATAACGAATTGACCGCAGAACAACCCATGGCATTCATAGGGGACTTAGTGGAGGAAGATATACAGAAAGCCCTAAAAGGGGCTTAACAATTTCATGGTGCTTTGAGGGGAGTCCGCTCCCCTCCTTTTTACTTCTGTTATCAACCTTTATGAATCGCATTATTTTAACTTTGTTTTGCATGGGTTTTGTTGCGTTGTTTAGCGACAAGCCAGAGATCGGCGTACTCATGATGCTAATGGCCCAAGGGCTTAACTATTTAGGAGAAAGAACATGACATGGAATTATCGTGTAATCGACATGACCGAGAAGCTAGGGATACCCTGTTTTGTTGTTGCGGAGGTGTACTACAATGCCGACGATACGCCAGTGGGCTATTCAGAAACGGGTGTAGACGGCGAAGACATCAAGGAGATTAAACAAACGCTGAAAGCTATGAAGCGGGCACTGAAGGATGAAGTGCTACAAGTGAGTTTCTTTGAGAACTTAGATAACGAATACGAGCCGGAGGTGGGCAATGAACTATGAAACAGAATATGACCTTAATGAGTGCCTCACTGTAACTGTGGATTACTATGTTATATGGGATGTCGACTATCAGGAGCGTGACTATTTTTTCGTAGAGATCGACAGCGTGTGGGCAGATTTGCTGGTCTATGGTAAGCGTGATGAGCCTACGCGCTACGAAAGAGTCAATGTGTTCCCTGTGCTGAGTGTGGACCAGTTAGATCGGATGGAGAAACACTGCGAGGCGCACGCCGAACGAATGATGCAGGAGGACCCGTGAGCGCATATGACGATTTAGATGGGCCGAACTTTAAACAGGGTGACTGCCCAGTGTGCGGAGTAGCTACCGCATGGGACTGGAGGGACCGAGAGTTCTTCTGCTTACAATGTAACTGGACGGGATCACAACCGGAGTACAACAATGATAAAGCTAACACCGAGAAACCTAAGTCAAGCGTTGCTTGACGGCTGGGATTTACTGCTAGACGACGACACTATGCCGTATGAGTGGGACAACCTCGCGTTCCCGATAATGTACCAAGGTGAGGGCTACGAGAGACAGCCGAAGAGGAGCAGCGATGATGATTGATGACGACATCCTTATAGTAAAGCCCTCCGATTTAGCCATGGCCTATCCAGAACACGTGTTGCAAGTAAATGCAGAGGGTAAAGCCGATCCGGAGTTCCCGATACCCGATAAGATTTATATGCGCTACGAGCCTGACAGGGAGTTACTCTATATAGATACGATGTTTATCACAGCCGCGGGGCTGGATGAGACTCTAAGCGTGTGGAAAAAATCGCAACAATATTGCGGGCCGATGAGTCGGCGTATGGCAACAGGTACGGGGAGGATAGAAGAGCCGAAGAATGTGGCTGTGTTTGACCTTAGCGAGAACCCACGGGACAGGGTGGAGCCGATAAAGCGCGGGCGGGGCAGGCCCTTGACGATAGAGAAAATAAGAGCGCGGGAAGCGCAAGCGGCTAAGGTTGCCGAGACAATGATAGATATTCGTCGGACTATGAACTCACTCAGGACGCATTACGGGGATCACCTGTGGTTTGATGAGGTAGAGAGGATCTATGCCCTGTCCCGTGGGATGTTGGAGGACGCACACAAGATGCTGAGTAAGGGCCGCGCTCTTACTAATAAAAGGACAGCGGTAGCCAAGCCTAAGAAGATGCCTGTATCCGAGCGGATACACTTGGAAGCTATCGACGCATTCATGACAGACTACGCTTATGCCGTGCATAGAACACTAAAGAGATATAACCTGCGGGATGGCAAGCCGGAGTTACAACAGAAAGTAATTCGACCGAAGATAAACCCCGAAGACTGGGTGGGGCGCTATGAGGAGGATGTGCAGTCAGATGGTACGGGGCAGGTGAGGCAGTTGTTTATTCCTGTGGCAGTGCTTAAAAGCATGAAGGAGTTGCACGACTACAAAAAAGACTATCGCTATTCGAGGAAGGCGCATAAGTTGGTAGGAGACCGCACTAAGTACTGCGCCGTGTTTAATTTGCTTAGAACTTTTAGATCTAACGAAGAGTACAGTGAGGAGAAAACGGTATTAGACAATACCGAGAATTGAGATAGGATGGCAACACGCGGATGAGATCCGTAGAAAGCAGCGCAGCGCAAAGGACTGTAGTGTAAGGCAGGGCAGAGCATAGGAAAGCAAAGCGGGTGATAGATTCTAAGAGTCTTGATCCCGGTGGGCTTACCACCAAAGGCACGGCAGGGCACCGCAAAGGATAGCAGTGTATTAAACGGTAGCGCACTGCAACGGAAAGCAAAGCGGGTTTAGTCTTCTATGAGGGCTTCTCCCGGTGGGCTTACCACCAAATGCATTGCATCGAAAAGTAAAGAAAGGCAGGGCAGCACATAGGAAAGCAAAGCGGGTTTAGTCTTCTATGAGGGCTTCTCCCGGTGGGCTTACCACCAAAGGCACGGCAGGGCACCGCTTAGAATGGAAAATATCCGTAGAGCGCGGCAGTGTAGGGCACAGGAAAGCAAAGCGGGTCGAGGCTTTTAATCAGGCTTCTTCCCGGTGGGCTTACCACCGAAGGCAGGGTAAGGAACTGCAACGGATAGCAGTGCAAAGCACAGCAAGATACTGAAACGCTTTTTATTTAATCAGGAGATATAACGATGGCTATTAAAACTTTGACGACCAAGATCACTAACATCAACCCACTGTTGATGAACAACCCGCAAACCGTAGACAGATTCAACCCTTACACAAAGGCTATGAAGAAGATCAACGACAAGAAAACCCGTAGGACAGACGAAGACTACCGCGACCTGCAAGACATCGAGGTGCGGGCTAAGATTTACTGGGACGATTCGGTAGGTATCTACGTGCCGAGTACTTGGGTACTGGCTGCTGTTGCCGCAGCCTCATTCAAGAAAGCTAAGATCAGTAAGGCAGATGTGCGTGGCTCAGTGTTCACCACAGCAGACAAGATCAAACTCATCTATCAAGATATGGATAAGGTAAAGACACCTGATGACATCGTGGGCAATCATGATTTCCGTTTGAACATGACGTTGAAGCAGGGGCAGGTGCGTGTGGTTAAAGCCGTGCCGATCTTCCACAAGTGGAGTTTTGAAACCGCATTGGAGTTTGATGACAAACTGATTGACCCAGAATCATTGTCTGATATCCTGCAGCACGCTGCACTGTATGGTGGGTTTGGTGATTTCCGTCCAACTTTCGGACGCGCACACGCGGAGGTGTCCTTTGGTTAAGCAAGACATATTAGATTGGTTCCGTAACAATGGCTATACAGGTTATGGGGCTACGGTAGACGGCGCAGAAGTCCGGGCTTTCCTTGGATTAACTATGCCAGAAGTAGGCACTAAGTCACAGTACGATGCGGTGGCACTGGCCGAACTAGCAGCAATTGGTTATGTACGCGATGCCCTCTTGGAGGAGGGCAAGTACCTCAAGGGAGATCAAGGTTCATACCGTGTGCTGCTACCCAGTGAGAATGCGGCGCAGGTAGAACTGTTCATGGCTAACGCTGGGAAGAAACTAAGGCGGGCACGGAGACTAGCCGAGAGTACACCCAATGAGTACAAACCTGCGAATGACAATTCGGAGGCGAGGCTGGCTATGATGCAGAAGTCTATTAAGGAAACCAACATCTATGGGAATGTAAGGAACTCTCTATGATTAAAATCACGCAAAGGAAATTGCTAGAAGCGTTGAAGGCTATGCCCGACAACGTGTCGGTTGAGGAGGGTATGCACAGCTATGTGGTTGAGAGTAATGACTACCGCATTCATATCGAGAAACCCAAGGAAGATTTCATAGCCCCAAGTTATAAAGTGCTATGGAAGGAATACCCGACAGACTCACCCTATGAGGCATGGCACTTTTCTTTTAGGTATGCGGTATCTAAGATGTTAGGTAATTTAGACATCTATGGATGATAACGCAAAGCGGTGGCTGTTTCTTATCGAAGGCAACTTAACCGTGGATCATATAGTAGATCAGGATGATAATCTTGTGGGCTTGTTATTAGCTAGTGAATATGATGTAAGCGAGTGTAACAACCCACAAGAAGTCAACGAGTTTGTAGATCGTCAGATGAATTTAATCCACTACTCAGGTAGTGAGCACTAGGAGGACGGTATGAAGGAAGATGATTTCGAGTTTGTACAACTGTCAACGATTGACCGCATTGAGATAGGTCTTGTGATCGTGGCGTTCCTAGCTTTGGTCGGATACTTTTCAGGGTGCATCCTATGGACTTAGAGAACAATCAGGTACTAATAACCATCACCAGCGAAAAGGATATGCACATTGCTGGCCCTGCAGTACTGGAATACTACTCGGTATGGAACACGATGATGATGCTTGCTAAACAAGAGGAGCGAAAGCGAATAATAAGTTTAATTTCTAACCAAGAAGATACGTTCATGCACATAGCAGACTTAGCCGTGCTGATTGCGTCGATAGACAAAACCGAGGAACCTGATGGAGACGACCAAGTGCAAGAAGTGTGAAGGAGAGCACCGCATAGAAGACTACCGGACGGTCAAATATTATGTATGCCCCGCTGTAAACCGGGTGCTGTTAGTTAACGATGGAGAAAACAATGAGCGAGAAAACGAAACCAACACTGGGACAGAGAATAGTAAAGGCTTTGGGAACCTCTCATGGTCTGACTAGAGGACAGCTTATGACAAAGCTGGGTACAACCCGTGACACGATCAGGAAGCCTATTAGCAAACTGTTAGAAGAGGGAACCATCAAACGTGTGATTGATGCGAGTGGTGTCGAGACTTTCAACCTAGATAAAATGCCGAGCAGTCGGGTAGTGGATACTTCTGTTATCAAAGATATGGACATTTCAATTGAAGAAATGGGAATTCCCAAGGAGCGGATTAAACGGTTTGTAGATAATGTGCTGTATGGGAAAACCGAGCTACCTTCCAGTGAAGCAGCCGAGCATATCGGGTTTGCCAAAGGGTACGCCCGTGGCGTACAAGAAGCGCAGCGGTCAGCCTATGAAGCAGGGAAGCAGTCGGTCATTGACAAGTTGGTAGGGGTGTTAAGGTGAAGCGCCTACTCATGATGCTGCCTGTGGTGGCATCAGCTAACACGATGATCTTAGGGCCAGAAGGTTCGACATACATACAGGACTTAGGCTCTAATGGGTTTAACATTTTAGATAAGAACGGCATTACAAGTGTCAAGGACTATGGTGGCTATATGCAGATCATAGAACCTGATGGGTCAGCGACGACCATCATTGACAGCACGCCCGGTGTGCGGGAAGTAGAACCCGCTATGGAGATTGCACCAGACGTTGTGTTGCCGTATTATTGGTAAGCGCTACGGGGGCGGAAATCTTTCTTTAAATAGACTGGTTTGGCGTAAACCGCCCCCACCATACGGCCCTTGCCCGTAGCAAGAGAGGAAAACATGGACGACTTCCCCGAAGATATTTTGTGGGATAAGATCATCAGCAACCTGCGTAAGCAGGGGATGACACCGCGCGAGATAGCGCGAGAGACAGGCTTTACTGAGGATCAGGTGTGGGCTATGGAGAGGGATGAGTTTCATCCGAACTGGAAGGCAATCCTACAGCTTTTAGACTTACATCTGGACCGATGTGGCTTAAGACAACATAAATACGTAACTTACGAATAGGAGATAACGATGAAAGCAATTGAGAACTTAGGCGCGTGGGTGCTAGAGATGGGTTGGTTGTGGCTGGTGTTTATGGGGCTGATCTTGGCCCTTGTCATGTGTCTGATGTCATCAGCACACAGCGTGTCCATCCAAGAACAACAGTTCGAGTGTACTGCAACAGATGCAGTAGGAATCAAGGCCCGGTGTACTCAGTACACCATGAAAGGTCTTACGAAAAGTCTAGCTAATCGGGAGGAATGAGATGAACATACTATTATTTTTACCGCGGTGGATCATAACGACAGCAATCTGGGTGTGCGTGTGGCTACCTTTCTACATCCTTGGCTATCTTGTCGTGTGGATCGGGTTGCTGTTCTGTGATCGTGACTCGGAGCATATGCCGAAGCTGTGGTGGCCGTGGGATAACTACGATGGGATCAATGGCACCTTGTATATGCAAAACCTGAACTGGGTGTACATCTGCAATCCAGATGCGTTCGTCAACGTCAAAGACCCCATCGCAGTAGCGGAGAACATCGTCAATACCAAGACAGGTAACGAGCGTAAGTATGGTAGGCGCTATGAGTGGTGCGCCTTTAGGAACCCTGTCTCTAACGTGTCCATGTACATGATCGGAGCGAAGTTAAGAAAGCCTGTGAATGTCTGGAGCAAACTGATTGGCCCGTTCTTCTTCGAGTGCAACACATCAGGAGCCTTGTGGTACTACGGGTTCGCTATCCAGTACTCAAGCACTAAAGAGTTCTATTATGGTTGGGGTTGGAAGTTCACTGACGTAGTGGACGGCATTGCTCGGTTTGTCTATCGCATCTCACCATCGAGGACCATACCAGAATGAAAGAGCCAATCTCAGGACAAGAACTTATAGCACTCTGCGCTCACGCAGAAAAAACCATCGAGTCAAAGGGTCTTATGTTTTACGTGACCAGCTACATGAAAGGACTTAGAGACGCTGAGAAGTACCACGGCATCAGTGTGCCAACCCATACGACACGAGAATCTAGGAGTAAGAAAGATGAATATGGGAGATAAAAGTTTAAGCCCTGTGATGAGCCCAGATGAGACGAGGGAGTTCTTCGCCATCATAGCGGGGGGCCTCATGCGGGAGTTGGAGGCTATGGAACCAGAAGAACGTGAAAAGGCTATGGATGCCTTGGAAGCGCGAGGGGTTAGGTTTAAGGGGAGGAAGAAAGATGCCGTGTTATGACCCAGACTCAAGTTTTTCAGGTTTAGACAAAATAACCATACAACCACTTCGAGAAAAACTGGAAAAGACAGAAGCCATGCTCTGTGCCATCGTGCATGTACTCGTAGAGAGCAAAGCTATCATCCCGGTGGTAGAAGCTATCGACACTGAAGAAACAGGGGTGACACCCAATGACATCGCTGTCTGGTGGACTATCCATAAAGAAAAAGATGCTAAACGGAAAGAACAGGAGAAGAAAGATGAAAACTAACACACCCTGCCCACGATGCGGCAAAACAAACCCAGCAGATGTACACACTTGTACACCGAAAGAAGTTATGGAACAGGCGCTTAAGAAACAAGATCAATCGACTGACTCTAATCCTATTGGCTATTTACTATGGGACGCAGGGCTTGGCTGGTGGGAGTTTGTGGAAGAAGAACCTGTAGAATATTACGACTATAAAGCAGTGTATGTTTGTTCACCCAGACCAGAGCCAGTAAGAAAGCCGATGACGGAGGAGGAGATTGAAGACATTTATTACAGCGGTATCACATTTGTGAACTCTTATTTAGCTGCGTTCGTTAAAGGCTTCAGACAAGCAGAAAAACACCACAAGATAGGACAAGATGATGAGTAATGAAGCACCGAAGAAGATTTGGGTTGATGAAATTTATGTGGCCGGAAAATCTTCCTTGCTTTTGCTTAGAGAAGAACAATTTGGGTGCCAAGAATACATCCGCGCAGACCTCGCCGCCGAGCCAGAAGCGGAGCCTGTGGCGTGGGTAACTTTTGAGCAAGGACTGATTAGCCCAACCGTAAAACTTGTGGAAGCTAACAAAGGATCAAAAGGAGCGTTTCCTGTTTACACCAGACCATCGCCCGCAAGGAAGCCAATGAATGGAGACGAAGTACTCGAAGCGTTTTACAAAGCGGATATTTCCGGATTGCAGAGTTTTACGGAAGGGGTTCGTTGTGCGGAAGAGTTTCACAAGATAGGAGGGGATGATGAGTGAAGCACCGAAGAAGATTTGGGTAATCCGGAATAGATATGTTGTAGATCCTGAAAAAGCTTGTGAGCGTATCGTCCCCTACATCCGCGCAGACCTTGTTGATGGGTTGGTTGAGGCTTTGAAGATATGCTTGGCAGGTAATGGATACGAATTCGACGATAGGCCAGCAGAAGCCGCGCTGAAAGCATTGGAGGAAGAATGATGACTAAAGAAAGATATTTATTGGCCCGTGCGGGTTTGATAGTTGCAAAATACCGATTCAAAGAGCCAGACGATCGAAACCTAGAAAAGTTAGCCCAAGACCTTAACAAGTATTTTGAAGATAATCAGCTTCCAGAAAAACACCACAAGATAGGACAAGATGATGAGTAACCCAACCGAACTGCTGAGACGGGCGCTTGAGGCTTTGGATCAAAACGAAGTAGAGCCAATGACGTTGTTACAGGAAGACATCCGCGCTTTCCTCGAAGTCGAAAAGCAATACGATGTCCTGAGTGACCACTATGTCGAGGGTCTTAGCAACAGCATGAAAGCCTATAAGGAATATTTTGAACGTGAAGAGGAAAGGGTTATGGAACTTTTCGCCGCCGAACCAGAAGTCGTGCCAGAAAGGGGGCCGATGACGGAGGAGGAAGAACTCCTTACCCTAGCAGCAAAAGCGGCAGGGTATAACCTAGAAGAGCACTACGATGATGACCAGTATTATCCTTGGTGCGCTGAGACTGAGGCTTTCTGGAATCCTTTACTTGACGATGGTGACGCTCTGAGGTTGGCGGTGATGTTGAAGTTAAATGTTATGTTCTGGGCTGTTTGTTTATCAGTTGATGATCGACCTTTAGAAATGTATGAAAACGACCCATACGCCGCAACCCGTAGAGCCATCGTAAAAGCCGCCGCTGAGATTGGGAGAGAGATGGAATGAGATTGTCCGAAAAAGGTATACAAACCCTAAACAGACAGGCAAAAGCTATCGAACACTACGAGGCTGCGCTTGAGGCCATATTTTTTATTAACAAGGAGGTTGGGGAACACTGGAATTTTATTAACGAGGAGGTTTGGGACCACTGGGACAAGGCTAGAGCAATACTAGTCGGTATGGAAATCTCGGAATCTGACGCCGTACATTTAGGAAAGTCAGAGGAAGCGTAGCCCAACTACGATAAAAGATAGCGTCTCAAAATATGAGCCTAATGAGACACAAACCCGCTTAATGCCTAATATCTGAGACACAAACATGAAATACGCGACAGGTAACTATTTAATCTTAGGCTTCGACATTGTGGGCACGAAGATTTTCACCAAGAAGGCAGACAGCCAGACGCATACCGGGGCGATAGCGGAAGGTGAGAAATTAGTGGATGATACGTGTTCTACATTTGTAGTGATCCGAGTCCAGTACAACAGCGCAACGCGAATGAAGGAGCATTGGGAGTAAGACACCATGATTGAAAAGCACATCCTGTACGGAGAAGAGACGTACAACCTAGCCCCATTTAAATACGAGTGGGCTTACACCATGTCACAGCACAGCCTAGCTAACCACTGGACTCCCAACGAAGTGAGCATGGGCCGAGAAAAGCTATGCTACGAACAAGAGCTAACTGCCAATGAGCGGTTTATGTTTAAGCATGTGTTCGCTACGCTCACCACGGCAGACCTAGCCATCCAAGAGAACCTGACCCAGCGGGTCTATGGCCTAGTGAAAGCAGCAGAGATTAAACTCTACATCGCCCGACAGATTGCAGAAGAAGGACTACACAGCGCTAGCTATCAACATGTCATCGAGGTGCTGGGTCTAGACCAAGAGGAGACTTACTCCTTATATAAGCGTGTGCCAGCGGTTAGCGAATGGTTTGCCTTTGCTAAGTCCATGACCGAATCGGACGACATCCTGATGCCGTTGATCTTTTACTATGCCATCTTCGAGGGTGTGTTCTTCCCGACAGCGTTTGCAGCTATCTATTCTTTGCAGAGACGCAGGCTGATGGTAGGTACGGGTGAACAGATTCAGTACATCCACAGGGATGAGACGATGCACGTAGGGTTTGGGATCAAGCTGATTAAAGAGATCATTAAAGAGATTGCAGAGAAACCTGCAGAGGTAGAAGTGCATAAGCTATTCGTACAGGCGCTCAACAAGATCGAAGCATGGGCACGGCACTGCATACCGGATGTCTTAGGCTACTCCGCAAATCTACACATTCAACACAGCAAGCACCTCGCAGATAAACGGCTTAAGCAATTGGGATACAGTCCTGTGTTCTTTGTAGAGGAAGCCCTGCCTTGGTTGGATGAACAGGCCAGCATCAAGAAGGAGAAGAACTTCTTTGAGACAAGAGTTACCGACTACCAGTCAGGTGGTGCATTGAAGTTTGACGATGGCCCTACTGGGCTTGATGACTTGGTGAATTGGAAATGACAACCCCTGAGCGTAAAGTCAAAGACGCAGCGGTCAAGATCCTTAAGGAAATAAAGGCTTACTATTTCTTTCCGGCTACCGGGGGCTATGGGAAATCCGGGGTACCGGACATTGTATGCTGCTATAATGGACTCTTCCTCGCCATTGAGTGTAAGGCAGGTAAAGGCAAGACCACGGCCCTTCAAGACCGTGAGATACAAAGGATCAAAGATGCGCACGGCGTAGCCCTCATAGTGAATGAGGAGAATGTTGGAGACTTGAACCGTTTGATCCGTAACGAGCTAGTCAAGATAAGGATAGATGAATGGACGTAATTACGATTGACGCGGAAACTTTTTACAACAAGGAGTACAGCCTATCTAAGATGAGCACGATGGCGTATGTGCTGGATAAAAGATTTGAAGTAATTGGTGTAGGCGTAAAAGTCAACGACGAGGAAACAAAAACCTACTCAGGATCTAGGATGTACATAGCCGGGGTCTTGGCCGGATACAACTGGAAGGACAGTTATGGGTTGGCGCACAACTGCGTGTTTGACGCGAGTATTCTATCCTATGTTTTTGGTATTAAACCTAAGATGTGGTTAGACACTTTGTCTATGGCACGCGCGCTGCATGGTACGGAAGTAGGGGGGTCTCTCAAGGCATTAGCCCAGCACTACCAAGTAGGTGAGAAAGGTTCAGAGGTTATGAATGCGCTGGGTAAGCGGCGTATGGCTTTTTCTGAGGCAGAACTCGATGCCTATATGGACTACTGCAAGAACGATGTAGACCTGACCTACGAGATATTTAAGCAGATGGCCCCTGCCTTTAATAAGGCAGAGATTAAGTTAATTGATCTTACTTTAAGAATGCACACAGAACCTAAGATGATGTTGGATAGGTTGGTGCTAGAAGATAATCTGTACTGGATAAAGCAAAAGAAAGAAAAAGCCCTAGAAGATTGCGGCATCACAAAGGAAGAGTTGATGAGCAATAAGAAGTTTGCAGAAGTTTTAGAAAATATTGGTGTGGAACCGCCAATGAAAATAAGCCCAGCTACGGGTAAACAGACTTACGCATTTGCTAAAAAAGATGAAGGGCTTCTGGCTTTACTTGAACATCCTAATCCCACAGTGCAGGTAATAGTAGCTTCGCGGCTACAAGTTAAGGAGACATTGGAAGAAACAAAAACCAAAAGACTTATAGAAGTGACTGACCTATGCGATTACTTACCTGTAGGCTTGAAGTATTACGGAGCGGAAGTTACGGGGCGGTGGTCTGCGGGTGGTGATGGAGGTTCCCTACAACTACAGAATGTGGCTAGAGACTCTAAGATAAAGGAAGCAATAGTAGCTCCAGAAGGTCACAAGATTGTGGGTTTCGATCTTAGTAACATAGAAGTGCGAGTCAATCTTTATATAGCAGGTCAGCAGGATCAGTTGGATATTATTACCCAAGGGCTTGACATGTACAGGGACTTTGGGAGCAAGGTGTTCAGCGTAGACTACGACGACATAACAAAGGGGCAACGGTTCATAGCAAAAACATCAGTGCTTGGACTTGGTTTCGGGGCTGGACATAAAGTGTTATGCAAGGCTATCAATTTGGGGGCCAAGCAGTTTGGATTTGACGTAGACGTAGATGAGCAAGAAGCAAAACGCATTGTAGATCTGTACAGGGAAATTAACTACATGGTAAAAGCCGCGTGGTACGAAGGAGAGAAAGTGTTGGAAGCCATTAGTAAAAATGAATCCTACTCTTACAATCCGGGGTTTTTAGAACTCCCTGTGCATGGGGCTAAAGGTATATCGCTGCCTAGTGGGTTGTTTATTAAGTATCCTAATTTGAAACGAGATACAAACGAGGAAGGAAAAGAAGAGTGGGTGTACGAAGGGCGGCGTAAAGTTAGAACACGTATATATGGCCCTAAAACTACGCAAAACATTACTCAAGCGGTGGCAAGGTGCGTCATGGGGGAAGCCATTGTAAGGATAAGTAAACGCTATCCTGTCAAATTAACCGTGCATGACTCATGTTATGTAGTAGTTCCAGAAGATGAAGCACAGGAAGCCTACGATTTTATGATGACTGAAATGACTAGAACTCCTGAGTGGGCACCGGGGTTGCCTCTAGCTGCTGAAGGTAGCATAGGTTCTAATTTGAAAGAAGCGGGTTAACCGTTGTATAATAAGGCTTTCCATCTTCAGGGATGAGTTATGAGCCGAGTTCCCCCAGCATGGTCTTTTTCTTCACTTAAGTTATTTCAAACCTGCCCTAAGAAATATGAGGCAGAGAAGATAACCAAGGAAGTAAAGTTCACTGAGACTGAAGCTACCCTGTACGGGACAGCGCTGCATAAAGCCGCTGAAGACTATATGACGACCGAGGAACCACTTGACCCTCGGTTTATTTTTATCAAACCCTATCTTGACAAACTGAAAGCCATTGAAGGCGAGAAGTTCTGTGAGTTAAAACTTGGAGTGAAGAGAGTAGATGGACGGCTGGAAGCGTGTGATTTTTTCGGTCCTCAAGTTTGGTTTCGAGGTGTTGCTGATCTGGTCATTATCAATGGTACTCTGGGCTGGGTTATAGACTACAAGACATCAAAGAACGCACGCTACGCTGACATTAACCAGTTAGCATTGATGGCCGCGGCTTTGTTCTTAAAGTATCCGCAGCTTGAAAAAATTAAAACTTCTTTACTGTTCGTAGTGTCCAAGGACTTCATTAAGAAAGATTTCACGAAAGAGACAGGATTAAGTATTTTTGCAGAACTTAATGAGCCATTGACTGCAAGGGATGCGGCGTATGAAAATGGAGTTTTTAATCCACGGCCTAACGGTCTTTGTGGTAAGTACTGCGAAGTGCTGTCATGCGGACACAATGGAAGGAATAGCTAATGCCTAGAGTACCCCCAGAAAAACGCGACTACACCCATGAACGGGCGCTAGAAAAGAAAAAGCCCGGAGCCTTTGAGGCTAGGATGGAACGTCAGCGTGCGCGCAGAGCGTTGGATAAGAAGGGTGTGGACCGTGCTGGTAAAGACGTATGCCATGTGAAGTCCCTAGCTAAGGGCGGCTCTAATAAGGATGGCGTGTTTCTAGCTCCGGCTAGTAAGAATAGGAAGTTCTCACGCGACTCCAGCGGTAAACCAAAAGCTAAGTATGATTCTAAAAAGTAAGGCCATCAGGGACTTAGCCAAAGAGTGCAAGATTCCTGACCACGTTGTAGATAGTTACTTTGAGCAGCTGACTCAACTTATATGGCGGGCCGCTAAGGCGGAGCGTAGCTTTCTACGGAAGAAGCTCAGAGCATGGGTGATGAACCAAGATATCGGTAAGCCGCCTATTCTGGATGTGCTAAAAGATAATGACGAAGACTATGAATTGATGTAAACTTTGTACAGTTAGGAATCGCGTCACGCCCGTAAGGCGTAGAAACAAGGAGCAACAATGGAAATCGTTCAGGACAGAGCGCTGCTGGTGCGTACCAGAAAGCCACATTTGATAACAGAAGTCATCCCTAAAGCGGAGACGGTAAAGACGCACGACCTTGGGAATGGTCAACGTGGGTACGAAGTGCTGGTCAACTGGACCCTAGCCAACACAAAGATCCTTCGCAATTTGGGAATAAAGAATGCGCCTTCACCCATAGCAAAAAAGTATAACTGGCCGGGGATGTACAAGCCCTTTGCCCATCAAGTGGACACGGCAGGGTTCTTAACCCTACACCAGCGGTGCTTCTGCCTCAATGATATGGGGACGGGCAAGACAATGAGCACCATCTGGGCTGCTGACTATTTGATGTCACGGGGGATTATTAAACGCGTGCTGATCGTAGCCCCTCTGTCTATTCTGGATACGGCATGGCGTGCGGACCTATTCAAAACAGCAATGCACCGCCGGGTAGACATTGCTCACGGGTCGAGGGAAAAAAGAAAATCAGTCATTACCTCCGATGCGGAGTTTGTCATCATTAACTATGACGGCATTGAGATTGTGCATAAGGAGATTATGGCAGGCGGCTTTGACTTAATCATATGCGATGAAGCATCCGCTTTGAAGAACCACCAGACTAAACGCTGGAAACTGATGAATGCGTTGCTTACACCACAAACGTGGTTATGGCTTTTAACGGGTACCCCCGCTGCGCAGTCTCCTGATGAGGCTTACGGTCTAGCAAAGCTGGTTAACCCACAAGGCGTGCCTAGATTCTTCGGGTCTTTCAGAGACCAAGTTATGCTTAAGGTAACTAATTTTCGATATGTTCCACGGCCAGAAGCACAAGCCATAGTGCATAAAGCATTGCAACCCGCTATTAGATACACCAAAGAAGAATGCCTCGATCTCCCTGAAATGACCTATGTAGACCGTGAGGTCCCGCTGACTTTGCAGCAACAAAAATACTACGACAAGCTACGGCAGCAGTTGTTAGTACAAGCGGCGGGGGAAGACATATCAGCGGTCAACGCTGCAGTTGAAATGAATAAGCTCTTGCAGATTTCATCAGGGGCGGTGTATTCGGATACTGGCGAAGTTGTAGAGTTCGATTGTACGAACAGGTTAAATGAGTTGACGGACATTGTTGAACAAAGCAGCCATAAGACTCTAGTTTTTGCTAATTTCACGCATAGTATTGAAACAATCAAACGCCATCTAAATTCAAAAGGGATCAGCTGCGATTGTATATACGGCGCAGTGTCTCTTAGACGGCGCTCTGAACTGATCGACCAATTTCAAAAATCACCAGAACTCCAAGTGCTTATCATCCAGCCACAAGCTGCGGCACACGGCATCACACTCCATGCAGCTAACACAATATGCTGGTGGGGTCCAATCATGAGTCTGGAGTACTACCTGCAGGCCAATGCCCGCGTGCATAGAGCAGGACAAAAGAACCCCTGTACCGTAGTGCATTTGTTTGGTAGCAACGTAGAGAAGAAACTTTACACGCGCCTGCGGAGCAAGAAAGACGACCAAGAAAGTTTGCTAGCGATGTACAAAAACATACTTGACAACAAATGAAAACTCTGTAAACTTTGACCTACCTAGCGATTGCCGCTAGAGACACAGGAGATTGAGATGACTGACATTACCGCCGACCGTTTAGTAGCGGCCTACATCAAAATGCGCGACCACCGCGCTGAGATTAAGCGTGCTTATGAGACTGAAGATGAAGAACTGAAGCTGCAGCAAGAGATCGTGTCTCAAAAACTGCAGGACATTATGAAAGAAGTTGGAGCCGATAGCCTACGTACCAGTAAAGGTACAGTCACCCGCACGGTGCGCCCTCGCTATAGTACAAATGATTGGGCTTCGATGTATGCGTTTGTTAAAGAACACGATGCCCTTGAGCTATTACAGCAGCGCATCCACGAGTCCAACATGAAGAAATTTCTGGAGGAGAACCCAGACTTGTTACCACCGGGCCTAAATTGTTTTAGTGCCTATACCATCAGTGTCCTTAGAAAAAAATAGGAGCGACTATGATTGACGAAGATTACGACGAAGCCTATGATGGCCCCTCTGCCGAGGATGACCCGTGGATGACCACGAGTGAAGTGTTAGAGCTTCTGGGTGTTAGTCGAACTACCTTAGCTAATTGGCGGGCGCGCGGTATGGTTACTGCGTATCGCCTTGGGGTTTCGCGTGGAGTACGCTTCAAGAAATCCGAACTACTCGATCTTATTGAACAAGCACAAACTGTTACGAGGATTTAACAATGTCTACTGAAATGTCACTTTTTCGCGATAAATCGGCTACCATCCCGGCTCATCTTACCCGCGGTGTTGATGAAATTACTAAAAGCCTTATGGGCGGCGCGTCTCTTGGCAAGCGCATCTCTATTATGGGCGGCGTATGGCGCATGATTGTTGGTAGTGAAGAGATTGCCAAGATCGAAGACCGTTCTATTGATGTCGTGATTGTCAACGCTGCGGCTAAGACCAGCCGTTCTTTCCATAAAGAAGCCTACAGCGAAGCTAACAAAGGCAAGCTCCCAGACTGCTGGTCCAATGACGGGGTAAAGCCTGATCCAAAGTCTGAAGCCCCCCAGTCTAGTGCTTGTGCTACTTGCCCTATGAATATCGCAGGGTCTGGTCAGGGCACTTCAAGGGCTTGCCGCTTCCAGCGTCGTCTGGCTGTTGTGCTGGCTAATGATGTCAATAGCAGTGATGTGTTCCAGTTAGTGCTGCCTTCGCAGTCTATCTTTGGTAAAGCAGAAAATGGCAAGATGCCTTTGGAAGCCTATGCTAAGTTTATCGGCGGTCACGGTCTCAGCATCAGTTCTGTAGTTACCGAGATTAAATTCGATACAGGGTCAGCAACTCCTAAGCTGTTGTTCCGCGCGGTTCGTGCATTGACTGAAGAAGAGATGGATGTAGTGGCTGAGAAGGGCCAGAGTCCTGATGCTATTTCGGCTGTTACGTTTAACCCATCGGCCAGTGACAATGCCCCGAAGGCAATACCCGCACCCGCGGCCCGCGAAGAGGTTGAGCCACCACTGTTCCGTGAAGAAGCAAAGCCGAAAGCTAAACCTGTAGTAGACGAAGAAGTCGCGCCTGTTGTACGTGAAAAGAAAGCAGCGCCTGCTCCTGCTACTAAGGATCTTGAAGATGTTCTCTCCGCGTGGGGCGATGACGAGTAATTCGTAAACCGTGTCGGGGGCGGTACGCCGCCCCTTTTTATACTTGACAGGAAGCAACCATGACACGGCGAGAATTTTTTGAACAGTTATTTGGCCCGACAGGATACATATGTATCCGCGGCCTCTTTTATGATAGAGCACGAGGCGCTCCCAAGCAGAAGATATGCCAGACCTTTGATGAAGCTGACGAGGTTATTGCAGCATATGAAGAAGAAGGGCGCGAAGTCTATTTCACCACAGGCGCGATTAAAGAAGGTTCTACCAAAGCAACCATAGCGGACATTCTTTATCACAAGTCTTACTTCATAGACATCGACTGCGGAGTTAATAAACCCTATGCCAATAAGAAGGAAGGGTTAGCTGCGCTGGTCAAGTTCTGTGCGGATACGGGGCTACCTATGCCTACACTGCTGGATTCTGGCAACGGAGTACACGGTTACTGGTTCATGGGTGAAGAAGTTATTTACGATTTATGGAAGCCCGTAGGTGAAGGGTTAAAGGATAAAACCCGACTGCTGGAATTTAAGGTAGATGATGATGTAACGGGGGAAGGGGCGCGCATCTTGCGGGTACCGGGGACTTTTAATAAGAAAGATCCAGCGAAGCATAAGCCCGTTTCAGTAAAGTCCGTAGGCGCAACGATTAGTTTTGCAGAATTCTCGGAAATTATCCCTGCGGTAGCTACGCACGCTACTGTTAAATCGGGACCTATTGACGACCTGACCCGTAGCTTAATGGGGGATTACCCCACTGCTAGGTTTGACATAATTTTAAAAAAGAGCCTTCGCCTTAAAGAACATGAAGAGCGAGTCAAAGTTGTCATACAGGACAAAGAAGGCAACGATACTTATGAGTACAGGAAAAAGATTGTAGAGCGGTGCGCAGGTTGCCCGCAGATTAAAGAAGCCTATGAGACTAGGGCTACAGCCAAGGAAAATTTCTGGTTTACTGCGCTGTCAATCGCTAAATTTTGTACGGATAGTGAACAAGCCATTCATACCATATCAGAAGGGCATCCTAAGTACAGGCACGCAGACACTATAGAAAAGATAAATCACATTGTAGGCCCGCATCGGTGCGAGACATTCCAGAAGGTAAACCCGGACGGTTGTAAAAACTGCATTCATAAGGGCGAGATCAACAGCCCCATCATGCTTGGTAAATACGTAGAGTACGCTGCGCCTTCTGACAACATTATTGAAGACGTTATCCATGATGGGTTTGTTGAGAATGTGACTATTGAAGCTCCAATGGGGTACCCGTTTCCATGGGCCAGACCTAAGTCTGGGGGCATTGTGCGTCGTAACTTTGATGACAGGGATCAGGCCGAGGAGCTTGATGAAGATATGGAAACCTTCGTATATGAAAACGATCTGTGGGTCAAGCAGTTGCTTGATGATCCTGACGGCGGTGAAACAGCGCACATTGTCCACGTAAAACCGCATGGCCCAAACAAGAAGCGTGTCATTGAGTTCATGATGCCTTTAACAGATGTGGCTAAAAAAGATGTATGCCAGAAGATACTGACATTTCATGGGGTCCATAGGGCCGTGCTACCCGCTACTATCACGTTGTTACAGGCATACATTCAAAGTTGGGTTGCGAAGCTAGAGCATGAACAGATTGACGGGCATTACCTAGCACGGGCGCATTACGGTTGGCATGAAGATAGCTTTGTCTACGGAGCGAAAGAATATAACTTCGAGAAACCTGCAGTCTATAGCCCACCCTCTAAAGCCACTGAAGACACCGCGCCTAGTTTTGTAGCTAAAGGCAGTTTGGACTTATGGAAGCAGATGGCAAATCTATACAACACACCGGGCAATGAGGCTAGAGCGTTCATCCTGTTTATCGGGTTTGGCGCGCCGCTGTTTAACTTCCTGAATCTGGGCAGTGTCACCGTGCATTTGACCAATAAAGACTCAGGTGTGGGTAAATCCACGGCACAGAAGGTAGCCGCCAGCATATGGGGAGACCCTAAAGAACTTGTGCTGTTAAGCACAGATACTGACAACGCCAAGTATCAACAGTTCGGGGTGTTCAGGCATCTGCCGTTGTTTGTAGATGAAATTACAAATATGGCCCCAGACAAGTTAAGCGATTTTGCTTTTCGCGTGTCACAAAATAGAGGTAAGCATAGGCAGAATTCTCATAACAACTCTCTAAGAAAGAACACAACCAAGTGGGAAACTATCGTAGTGACTTCAGGTAACAACAGCCTGTATGACACATTGCGGCAGCATAAGGTCTCTGTGGATGGTGAACTTAACCGCATCATCGAACTGCCCTTGGCAGTGAAAGACAACCTCAGTATTGAGGAAGCAAGCTATTGGTATGAACAAGTGTTACCTGATAACTATGGAGTCGCCGGAGAAATTTATGCCCAGTATATTACTGACCAAAAGGCGCAGATCGCAAAAGAAGTCAAAGACCTGTCTAACGAATATGTTAGCAAGTTTAATTTTGCTGGTAAGCATCGGTTCTATCGTGGTTGTTGCGCTGCTGCTTTTGTTGGTGCGCGAATTGCGCAGCGTCTTGGTCTTCACGATATTGATGTGGGGCGCGTGGAGCGCTGGGCTATTGGAGCTTTAGGGGGAATTCAAACCGCTGTGCAGGAGGCTAGTGCCCAAGACTCAGTGGCCCTTTTAGGACAGTTCCTCAATGCTTATAAGCGTAATGAATTGGTAGTAGGTAACAACGGGGTGTTCACGCAGGGGGGTCTTGAAATCCCGCAAGCAGCTTCTAAGGAACCACTAGGCCAGTTAGTCGTTCGTGTGGAGAATAGTAAAACTGACCATCTGATGTTCATCTCTAAGAGCGTGCTGTCTAATTGGTGCGGTGAACACCGGGTACCGTTTACGGTAATGCTGGATGACTTGGAAAAGCGTGGGGTGCTGATTAGCAAGAATATGTACAAGCGTCTAGCGGAAGGGACCTCAAGTCCCGGTCTTCCTGTGGCAGTGATCTGTCTGGATCTGGATGCAACAACTAAGGAGAAATTAGAATATTGACAACGGTCGTAGCCGTGCTACGATAACCCCTGAATTGTTTGTTCTCTCCTGTCTTGCCTCACTTCGGTGGGGCTTCTTTTTATTTGTTGAGCCGTTCCTTCATGCGCTCAATATTCTCCAGCACTTTCTTTTTGCTTTCTAGCAGCTTGTCACGCCGCGCGGTAAGGGCTGGGTTGTTCGGCTGATTCTTAAGATTCTCAATAGCGGCATTGAGTGTGGATAGTGTGGTTTCCATCTTAGCAACTGCACCCGAAGCTGCACCCTTTTTAGCGTATTCTATGGCTTCTGGCATACCGCGTTTCGCGGCGTAGGTGGCCGAGGCTTTAGCCGTCTTGACCTCATTCATAAAGTCATAAGCAGAAGTCTGATCTAGCTTGTTGGGATTAGTCAGGAAGCCTTTAATGAAAGGTACCTTTTCTGTGATATCCCGAAGATCCGCGCGGGCAGTAGGTGACTCCATAGCAGCCTGAACACCCTTAGCAATTGCATCCATACCGCTGTACACTTCGGCAAAATACCCACGCATCATGTTATTAGCTACGGCTGGGGAAAGACCTGTAACATCTGCAATGCTATCAGCCAATGGGGATTCACCCCTACCGCGTAGTTCAGGTGCTATGAACTGATTACCTACTGGAATGCCCTTACCCCGTATAGAGATGGTTTTACCCGTAGTGGATTCGATGATCGGCTTAAGGATCTGAGGGATAAATGCCGATTCAAGACCCGGTGGTGCAATGTTTTTCCAGAACTGATTAGCGGCAACATCCTTGAATTCCTTATCCTTATCGAGACCCATGAACCGCCGCATGAAGAATTCAGGAAGTGCCTTAAAGACTGCGCCAATTTCAAACGGAGCGGCCATCTTCAGCATTCGTGATTTATTTGCTCCAAGTTCTTCAGGTATTGGGATAAGCCAATTGTTGTAAACATCTTCTTCACTAGCGTCTTGGTAGGCTTTTGACGTAGAAGCCATGATGTAAGAGTAGGCCATTGAAGCGGCAACCATTGTCATTGCCCGACCCCAGAAGAGTTTACGAGCCTGCGCCGCTTGCGCCTTGCTCATGTTGATGCCTGTGGCATTGCGTACTAAAGCATCGAGACCCTGTGCCCACGAGTTAAAGAATGGGATCGTTTGATTAAGGACCTGTGCTGTTTTGGCATTGCCTCGGTTGGCAAAGTTAATCATATCCCGCACTTTATGGATCGCTACATCTTTGGCTTGCTCTCCGGTATACCCTTCGCGCTGCGCTTGTTTCAGTGCTTTCTTCATGACCGCGACTTTAGTAGCCGCGTCAGCAAGTTCATGCCATCTAGCTGTTTTAGTATACAAGGTACCAACAGCATCTTTTGCCGCGGTTAGTCTGTTCTTATCTTCAAATATATTGCCATGTGTGATCTGTGCATTACGTAGATATTCATGAGAACCTGTAATGCCTTGGCTCCGCATCTGATCGTAGAGTTTTTTGGCCGTCGTATCTAACCCCATATCCCCTAGCAAAAGAGACCCAAACTCCTTGATGGTGTGGTATGGAGTAATGATACCCGTGCGGGCGGTGAAGTTTGCCATGAAAGGCTCACGAACAAGCTGACGCCACCAGTACGCAGGGTTCATCAAAGCAAAGCGGCTAAACTCCTTGGTGAAGTTTGTAATGAAGTCTGGGATAGGTAACTGACGAATGATCTGGAACGCATCATAAACGGCCTTGTCATTAACCACATAAGTCTGCTGTTTCCCACCATCATTTACTCGAACGACTAGAGCATTGGGATTAGAGCTAGGGGTCCAGCCTTGGTGCATTTCTTGGGCTTCGCCAAGACCTTCAAGACTCTTCAGCGTTGACAAACGGGCGTTGTTCTCGATAGCTGCCGACACCATGCGAATCTGGTGTGTAATGACATTTTCAAAAAAGTTAATCTCATGCCCACCTACACCCTTTTTCTTCGGCCCTTTGATAGCACTCGGACCACCAGAGAGAATCTCTACTTTAGGAATGTCAGTCTCAAGGTCTTCGAGAGTCTTATAGAGTGGGACGTAGTGGTACTCTTCTTTGGTAAATTCTTTATACGCGGCGTCTGAGATAACACCTGTATCTTTAAGTAGTTTGGCATCGTTGCGGAACATTTGCAGGTAGTCATCACGCAGCTTCCCTGCGGCTTCATTTTCGTTAAAGTATCTTTCTGCTAGAGCTACCTTTTCAGGGGTGATATCTGGGTGCATACCGCCCTTATCTTCGATATCATCAAAGCGTTTCTTTAGCGAGGCTACCTTTACGCGGAGTTCTGCAGCTGCTTTATTAGCCGCGGTGCGGTCAGGAGATTCTTCAGGTAAAGACTTAACAAATTTATCAAGGAGCTTTCTATCAGCATCAAATGCTTCAATAGCCCTACCCGCCGCTTCGTGGCGTTTCTGATGACCGCGCATAGCCATGATACTCATAGCTGCGCCAAAGGCTTCTGGGTCTGTTTCTTTCTGCGCGCGTTTACGTAGAGCGTTAGGGTTCAGATCACTCTGCTCTATTTTGACAAGCCCCGACTGTGCGTCGTGGACTACATGCCCCATGTTGTTAGCATTATTGATGATCTGAGCCGTCTGACTTGCTTGCGCCCGTTTAACATTGGCAGAGGCTTGGCCTTCTACATCGAAGTCGGCCTCATTCTTCAGCACCATTGAGAGGAAGCTATCCTTAGCAACGAAAGGCTGACGGACATGGCGGTTGTACCACTCTTCCCATTTGTTATGAGTGCGCTGAGTATTTTCTATATGGGAACTGACCCGCCCTTCGGAAGGTTTTTCTTTCTTAGCAGTGTGTACTTTAAGATCGCGTAATGCCTGTTCGGTAGCGGAAGGTTCCTTGGCATACATTCTCTCCGCGGTGGCTTCGCGGGTGGGGGCTTCGACTCGGCGTTTTAAAACATCATCAGCCATTTTGCCGAAGTCATCACTCTTAAGCCAAGCATGATCGCCTGTAACCTTGTGCGCTGCGCGGCGCAGCCATGACATAAAACGCTTTACCAATGGCAAATGAGGAGCCTTGTGAACCAGATAGGCTAGAGCTTCTTCATGCACATGTTCTGGTTTAGTGTCTTTCGGTACGCTTTCGTAGGCTTTAACTACATCTTTGGCCCCAGAGTCTTTAAGCTCTTGGAGGCGGTTCAGCATATGCTGGAATTCTGGTTCTGTCTTACCCATGCGGCGGGCATGTACAGCCACTTCGTGGCGCACTAAACCATGGAGGTCTTCGCCTTTACCGATGTTGTCAGCAATGAGTACCGTGCGGCCGGTCTTAGGATCATGGAAGCCTTTAACATCAGGACCGACCTTTTCCGCTTCACGAGTAGAGACTTCTAACTTAGGCGCGTTCTTCCCATAGCGTTCAGATAAAGCTGCGCGCAAGGTGTCCGGGGTATGGGCATTTTCTATTGGTTTCGCTTTAGCATACAGATAAGAATCTTCATCGTAGTCTTCCGGCTTAAAGCCTTCACGAGCCATGCGGGCACGGTCTTCTTCTGCAGCTAGTAAGTCGGCATCTACTTCTTTAGGGCGAGTCTCAGCTAGATCCCTAGCATCCTCAAACATCTCATGAGCCACTGCGACTTCTGGTGCCTTAGCTCCTTCCGGTACAACTTTAGGCTTAGGTGCGCGCACGCGCTTGGGTTTAGGCGTCGTTACAGGTGCTTTTTCAACTTCAGGCGTTTTTAAAGGTGCTTTTTCGGGTGCTTCAGTGGCTTTTAACTCTGGCAGTATATAATCTTCAGGATTAAATTCCTTATAGGGTTCAGGAGCTTTAGGTGGCTCAGTAGCAGCCCATTCATCAGCTTTATCGTAGACACTCGGTACTTTTAGTGGACCACTGTTAGCATCTTTCGCTATATCTTTAATAGCCTTGTGTACTTCGGTACCGTGCTTACGCACTTCAGCTTCAGACATCCCCGTATTGTCCATAACGAACTGGAGGTAGTCTTGGTCCCGCTTAGATGGTTTCTCCGCGTTACGTGCAATATATGCCGCGCGGTCTATGTCATTATCAAATGACAAACTAAACTTTTTGGGGCCATATCCGAAGTTTTCTTTAGCCCTAGATAGCTCTATTGGAAGGTTTGGAAGGATTACTTTTTCTTTGGGCGCTTTGACTTCAGGAGTTTCGATCCTTTGTCCGCTTGGTTGAACTCTTTTGCCACGGATACTGGGACCCCGACCTTCTTCGCGAACTTCGGGTTGTGGGACGCCGCCGCCATCAGGCGCGCTTGTTTCGGGGATTTGCTCGGCACTTGTAACCTCCGGTGGTTTAACTTCAGCCATACGCGCTTCAAGCGCATTAAGATTTTCAGCAGGGATATCTACCCGCGTTTTACTTAGAATCTCATCAATCTGTGCATGGTCTTCAGGCTTATTGATATCCAGACCCTTTAGCTTTTTAGCCAGCCCTGAATGGGGTTTTAACCCAAGAATAGATTCCGCAAAATGAGGTTCTTCAATAGGCGCAGCAGGTTCTTCTGCTGGAGGTGTTATCCCTTCAGACTCTATATGCTCAGTGCGCAGCTTGGGTTCGGGGACTTCTGTTATCGGTGCTTCTTGTTGCGCTTGTTCAGCAGCCCGTGCTCTGGCTAAAATGTCAGCCGTTTCTGTGGTGTATTCAGGTTCTGCAGTAGGAGTAGGCTCAGGAGCTTCGGCAACCGTTTCTTCACCCGGCGTAGGTCTTGGCGCAGCTGCGCGCATTTCTGCACCCGCTTGATCTAATGCTGCGGCCTTCTCCCCATGAGCCATATACCCACGACCCGCACCAGCTACAACACCGAGCGGTAAATCTTGCGTAATAATATCGCCATATTCTTTTAAAGCGTCGTCATCAGCTACGGGTTTATCGGCGTAAATTCTTTCCAACACCCGCGTGCCAACATCGCCACTAGCGAAAGCCCCAGACGAAATACCTACGTTCTTGGCAATGTTGCCAAGTTTAGAACCAACCACCTGCTGCGCAGCTTCAAACCCACCTTCATTTATAGCCGCTTTAACCGCGGCTCTTTCACCAGCAGAGAACTCTTCACCGAAGGCTTTTCGTAAAGGCCCAAGATGTTTAATACCTAGATAATTAAGCGCGGTAGCCCCAGCAATTGTAGGTAAAGCCCCGGCCTTGGTGAACTCTCTACCTTCCTGTTGAGCCTCTTGTGCAAGAGCACCCGTTTCCTGTGTAGCTAACGCCGCTGTACCAAGAGCAGGCCCAATACCGGGAACTGCGTAAGCACCCGCAAGAGGAACAATACCCGCCGCGCCCTGCGCTAGAGGTTCAGCAAAGTACTTTTTAGCATAGCCAAGCGGACCTTGAGCCGCGGCTTCTTCTTTAGTAAGAGGAGCGTATTCTTCTGCGGCTTTTTTAGATAGTTCAGCACCTTGCTGCTTTAGCCAGTCGCTAGGCTTTTTGAGGATGTTAGCATCTTCTGTCCATTCCCCAGCACCTGTAGCCAGCTGTCCTAAAGCCCCATGTAACCCAGAAGCAGCTGCAGGACCCATACCCTGTTTAGCCGCGTGTTCAGCCTGCGCCTGTGTGGTGAAATCCATATCCGGCTTCAAAGCCTTGGCCTGAGCAAGAGCTTCAGCCTCATCCATACTATCGGGAGCGTGGAGAATCTGACCGTTTGCTAAGTGAATATCTTTTAAGCCTTCAGCCTCAACACCCATAGACCTCGCTTGTGCGATAGCCTCATTACGATCCATACCTTCAGGCGCATGAAGCATCTGTCCATTTGATAGCGGGATAGCATAGGTGCCAGCAAGCGGGTCTTCTTGTTGTTGAAATTGTTTTAAGAATTCGGGATCTTGCGAGATGTCAGGCTCACCATATGAGCCTGTAGGGGTAGGCGTAGCCCCTAAACTCTGTCTGTAACGATTTACAAAGCTGTTGGCGTGTGCGCCCTGCTCAATGCCACCGGGAAGAGAAGTCCAAGTACCCGATAAAGCATGACCGATACGCGCCTGAAGTGTAGGGTTATTAGAGCTAAGATCCGACTGGAGATCCCTGCCGGTTTTACGTCCGTAGGTTTCATTCGCAAGGTTCCACGCAGCGAGGTCTTGGTTTTCAGGGGAGAAGTCTTGCAGCCCCAGTTTTTGAGCTTGCTCATCCCACGTTCCTTTTAAGAATTGATAGCGCCCCGCAGCGGAAGACGTTTTACCTGCATTAGGCCCACGCCCGATAGGTACATCAATACCCGGATGCCGTGACAGGTCAGAGACTTTGCGCCCACCATAGATGGTATTGTAGTCAGGAGATTCATCCCCTGCAATGGTGTCAAGAAGCGCTCTAGCTTCCGGTGACAGGTTCCTATTTACAGCACTTGTTTTAGCGCCCTTACCCCGCCCGCGGGTCAGGTGTTCCTGTGGTAGGTATTGGCTTAAGTCTGGCTCTTCGATATCCGTTGGCTGTTGCCCCCCAAACAGAATGTCAAATTCTGGGTTATACGCTAAAGGATCAATTTCATTAGCCATGCCGTACCTGTACGATTATGGAGTGGTTGGGGTGCCCGTCATAAATAAACTTTCCCCGGTACTGGTTTGCCCTAAAAGAGAAGGAGCAGCCTGTGGCGCGGAGCGTCCGGTTATTGTAGCAATACTTTGCTGGAAAGCCTCATCCAATTTTGCGCGGTCTATAAGACCCAGACCCGCTAATTCACTAAGATGATTATATACAGCCGTTTTATTAGTTCCGGTTAGGCTGTTATTTGCTATAGCTGTTTTAGCAGCTTCAAGTTTTAGGTCAGCATCGGCTTTCATCTGGGCAATTTCCATTTGGCTCTTGTTTTGCAGTCCTTCTCTTTGCAGGCCAAATTCGCCTTGAATTTGTTCCGTACCAAACTTAGTGCCTCTTTCATAAACCTGTTCACCCCGTTTCGCAGCAGCTGCAGCTTGTGCTTCGTGGAGTTTTTGCTGATTCTGTAGGACTAGGGTACCTGCCTGATGCCTAGACTCATAAGGGAGCATCATTGATTTAAGATGCAGGGCGTCGATCTTATCCTGCATCTCGCCTTCTTCCTTGCCATGAATAGCAGAGGATTGTAAAGCGTTCATGATGCCCGCGCCGACCCGCTCCTGACCATATCCACGAGTACCTAAGAAGCCACCCAACCCAGCAGCTATATCTTTAATAAGGTTGACATTCCCTTCATGGGCCATGCGCTTTTCAAGCTGCCCTTTAATTTCTGCTGAAACATCTGGCGGAACACCAAGGACTTTTTGAACATAGTTAATTTGGTCTTCGTAAGAAAGAGGGGACCCATCGGCTTTTTTAGGCGCTTCAAGCTCTTGTCTTGGTCGGGGCTGTTGTGGCTCAGACGTTGAAATTGTTTGCCTCCTTGTTGGGAGGATGGGCGTAGTTCCTGTAGAAGCCAAATCAAACTTAGGTAGTGGCGAGTTTGGCGACCGTTCCATATAGGAAAAATCCGGGGTTTGATTTGCTGTATCCAAAGCGTCTGAAAGCCCTGCAGCATCTATTGGAGATTGGCTACTATCATCAGCTACCGTGGGATTAGCCTCCCTTGCGCTACTA